ACAACTCCATGAACTCCATGTAAACAATAAAGTTAATACTAAAAATAGTTTTTTAATCATTTTACTTTCCTTTCCCACATTGACAATTTTCACAAGTGCAATTTTCACAAGTGCAATTTTCACATTCACAATTTGGATTGTCACATACATTATTCATTATATTTCTCCTATAGTTTTAATCTTTTACGCCAACGGTCATAAGTTGCCCCATCAGCAGTCATATAAACTTTACTCGAAATCTGGTACTGTTTTTTCCCATCACGAGTAACTTTCCAGTTCGCAACACCATACTTCACACTAAGATTTTTGTCATATGGTATCGTAATTTTTTTATATTTACCGCTTAGAAAATCAGCCTTCGATAAAGTTTTAAAATGTGGAACTTTTACAGGACTTTCTTTTCTTGCACTTTTTTGTAATTGTTGTATTTGTTTATCAATTTTCTGTGCTTCTTTTGATGCCTTCTCTACTTTCTTAAAGAATTTATCCCATTTACTTTGACCAAAAGTTACATCAGATAATCCAAATAGTAATACTAAACTTAATAATAAATATTTCATTTTAGAATCCAAATCCTACAAATTGATAATTAACACCAACTTTAATATCATAAGCTGGTCTGTTCCAATAATCTAAATACTTTCCTTCAACATAGAATCCTAAATTTTCTTGTAATTTAAATCCAATTACTGCACCTATATCATAGTCATACCAAAGTTCTGTTCCTTTATCTAAAAATTCAAAAGTTTCAGGTTCTTTTCCTTCTTCTTCATGTTCTTTCCATGCTATTGCATTATGATAAGAATACTTATCTAACCCATAATGGTAAGGATATAAACTACCCCATGCATGTATCCAAAAATTCTCAGTATATTGATACCAATCTATCCCAAGTGATACTGATACTTCTCTTTGACTTCCCAATCCTTTTAACTGTTTATCAAACCAAGTTTCTAATAATTGTGGAAAATGATATGTATAAAATTCTCTATCAGACATTGCCATTAGATTACCATCAGAATCAAACCATCTATAATCCCATCCTACATATCCAATATACTCACCAGTTTGTGAGTCGTAAATTGCCATCCCACCATCTCCAACTTCATCTCCGTCTGTATCACCTAAATATCCTCTATCATCTACACCAAATTCATCTGCTGCGAATTCCCACCATGCTGAAGTATACCAACTTGAATCAATAATAGTTGGTGCGAATCCATATGCTGGATGTGTTCTTGCCCCAACTCCAAATGAAATGTTAAAACTACCATTTTCAGTTACAAATTCTTTTCTAAATCTTAAATCACCTTGACCGTATCTTATTTCTTCTAAACCCAAATCCATGTATTTAACTTTAAATATAAACCAATCACCAAGGTATCTCAATTGATACTCTTCACTTGCGTGTTTCATATCCCAACGGCGGTGTTCCATATATTTAACTAAATATTCAAATCCTGTTACTCTACCGATAGTTGCGGCTTCATTTGGACTTGCATCTGTCTTTCCTTTATACCAATCTCCACCAACTCCTGCGTTTTTTACACCTCGTTTTGGTTCATATGGAAATCTAGCAATCTTTCTTATTCCAAATGCTATATCATAATCTGGTTTTAATTCTCTCTCATCTTTCTGAACTATTACTGTTGTTGAACCCCAGGAAGGATTACCATTCTCATCAACTGGTACAAGTTTATATCTATCATCTTGATACATAGGTGATACCAAATTAAATCCAGCATAAACTGTTGAATACTTAAAAAAGTTGGAAAATACTCCTTCTATCTGTCCAAATAAAAAGGATGTTGATAACAACAATCCAATTAATAACTGCTTCATTATACTTTCTCCGTGTTAGCATTTATTTACAATTATAAATATTAGTCTTTCACAGAAATCTCTTTTTCGACTGCATGTAATCCTTTTTGATTTTTTGAGTCCTCAGTAGATTTAGGCAAATAACCATCCGTGTTTCTACGTGATTTATTCGATCCAGGTTTAACTCCTTGTTGTAACCTTTTTTCTAATGTTAAGTTTTTTAGCTTTTCATTAGGTACTACCATTTTAGTACCTCTGTCTTTCATATAAAATACAGTTTTAGTCATTCCAACTCTTACTATTCTGGCTTCTCTTCCACTAATATAGATAATGTCATCATTATTAAAATCATTACCCATAAAAATCTGCATCCCTTGTATTATATTAATTATGGATTCCTTAAAAAAGAAACCCAATGCAAATGTAACAGCTATCCAACCATAATGACCTATGAATTGTTCCATAAGACTTTGCGCTTGGCTATCCATTAGTGTCTCTCCCGTTAATTAATTAGATATTCGTTCTATTATAAATATAATATATACTGTGATTACACATCAAACCGTAAAACAAAAGACATATCCATTGTAGGATCATTCTTGATAGGTTTAGATGTTCTACCTACAACTAATAACTCATTATTATCATTATATAATCCAATCGTAGTCATATAGGGAGCAAACTGAGAATGTGTAACAAAATTTTCTACAAATTGAGTTGCCTCATATGAACTGTTAAATGAACCAGTTGAATTTGGACCCCCATTTGGATTATCTCCAGGAGGAAAATAATAACGTGGTTCTGCTCCTTCTACTACTGTAACACTACCACTTCGTTGATAGGTGGCACTTATATTTCTTGTTGTGTTAAATTGACCTGCTGTTGATATAACCGTATATTCATGTTGATAAATTGTATGAGTTGATCTATAATCTATTTCAAATCCATCTGTTCCAGTCCCAAGTGCTACATTATTATAAGAACCTGTATCTGTAAAAACCAACATTCCTGTTTTATAAAATACATTTCCTACAACACTTCCACTACCTTGTGCAGTCCACTTTGAATTATCCCAACTACTACTTTTAAATGCTGCAAAACTTGATGAATATGCGTTATCATAAAGATTACCATCTCCATCATCTTTAATTGTAAAAGTTACACTTGTACTATTATCTGTTACTTTTATTGATTTAGGTTTTATTTCTTCACCAAATAGTTCTTGTGGAACAGATATAATAGAACATGCACCATGTAAATTTCTATATTGTTTGTTTGGATTAATACCACCACCCAAGGATAAGAATGGTTGAATTTTATTAGTAGATTGAGGAAGTTTAGGATTATTACTAAATCTCTCGTAATAAAGATTATTTATAGTATAATATAAAGGTAAAGAATAATATGTTCCAAGACTGTAAGGTTCAAGTCCTAAACTAGCTGATAAAGAATTATAGACACCAAAACTTTGAGATACTGCAGAACCAGTAGAGAAATTGTGATAACTTCCACTAACTCCACTTAAACCATATACACCACTTCCACTATCAACATTATTGAATTGGAATCTTTTGTATGTTTTAAAAGGTTCAATGGAAACGTCTTGTGGGTGGACATTTCTTAACATAAAGTCTGCCCCCTATCAATTAAAAGTCAAGTTTAACTTTTATAAGAGCTTCCCTCGAATAAGATTTAAGGACTGGTTGACTTAACTTAGCGACTGCTAATAATTCATTTGCATCATTGTAAAGACCAATAGTTGTAATATATGTTTTTGGATCCTTAAAAAATGTAGGTTGTGAAAATTCTCCAGTCGAACTCGTAAAAAAGGTTGGATTATTACTGAAATTAAATTCTTTATTTCCGGCTCTACAAAAATAATGAGTGGAAGAAAGTCTTTCTTCTCTACGGGCTTGAAATTTAGCTCCTTCTATAAGTGATTGGAAAAATCTTTTACCATTGCCACCAACCTTATTAGATGTTACATCTGTACTAATATCTGCTACTAAACTATTCATTTGGTCTGCGTTTAATATAATTGCTCCTATGTCAGGATAAAACAAACCAATTCCACCACCACCTTGTGATGCTGCCGCTGTTTTTGTAGAAGTAGTACCACTTTGAATTGAACCACTTACAACATTAAATACACGTCCACCAACTCCAGAAGTTGGATTGGCGGTAGCTCCGCTATCATCAATAAGTTTTACCTTATTAGCTCCACCATCTAAATGTATTTCCCAATTCCCTGGATCTACTTTTTCTCTCATTCTTGCCCGTTTCAATGAAATAGCGTAAAAATGAGAAGAAGTTGTATCTCCTGCATATGTAAATTTATCTACATTTGGTCCTAATAATAAATTAACAAGTTGTGCATGAATTGCAGCAGATGCTCTATTTCCTGTTGCTGCTCCTATTGTTCCTAAAGAACCACTTCCCCCATAATGTCCATATGCTACGCTAAATTGTACCTCAGCTTCACTATCTGTTTGTGGATTTGTTTTATAAACATCATGGTAATACTGACCTGAACTTGCACTTTGTACAGACTGGGTATAATATGCTGAAAGTGTACCTGATCCACCAGACCAAATACCAGATGATATAGTAGATTTAATATTCTTTACTACATCGTCTCCTTCGTTAAATAGTTTAAATGCTCCTGATAATGCCATTTTTATCTCCTTCTATAATTCTCTTAGGTTACTCCACCTGCTCCACCACCCGGACTTCCAAGATTAGTCTTATTAACAAGTACGGTTACAGTAGTGGTTGCTCCAGTCTGATTACCTACTACTGTAATTTGAGTAGATTTTTGATCTGGAGTTGTAAATACTTGTGGAAGTACTCTTGCTGTCAATCCACTTACATTTTGACTTTGTGTCAATTCTTCGTCACTTAAAGTAACAGGAACTATCGGTGCTGATGGACTTGGTGCTGCGGTTGCAACTACAAGTTTTGCTACTGTAGTATCATGTATAATAAAAGTATATCCTTGTTCTGCATCTGTTGAATTTAATGTTCCAGGTTGTAAAATCTCACCATTTCCACCACCCTGAGTAAAATTCAAAGAAGATACCGCTACATCAAGAATAGGTAATCTTGAAGTTTCTTTTGGTAAAGTTACAAGTTTATATTTTAATGCCTGTGTTTCATCTGGAACTGGTTCTAATAAAGGCATATTTTCAATAACTGCCCCATAATAGTTAGTTCCATTAGGATGAGTAGTATCCCATAAACGATAATCAACTTCATCGTCTGCTATCGCAAATTTTGTTACTGCAAATTCATTTCGACCACGTGCCAAAAGTTCTCTACCCCGTTTGGTAAGAATTGCATCGATTGTAATCGTTGTATTATTAAGAAATCCCATTTTTGTCTCCTACATATAGGTTTTTTTTATTTTTAAACTGGAGTTTAAATTTGATAGTGAATAAAACTTTCTCACTTATAAATATATCAAACTTCAATTTTTATTAGTTTTTACTTTACTCTAAGCTTAGATTCTCCAGGTTCTTGTGTTACAAGAGTAGTTGGTGAAGTTACCGTTATAGAAACTGGAGGTTCTTTATCTAAAGTTGTATATTTTGTCTGTAAACATCCCCCATAAGCTAATCTAAAGTATGCATTATCATATCCAACACTTTGTATATCACTTTGATGTAATGACCGAGAAGAATAATTTCTGCGTTCTGTATCCCAAACATATCCATGATCTCGGTACGCATCTCCTTTGGATGAATAGAAAAATTTATATTCAAAGTTATGTTCTGAAAGTACTGATCCAGTTATAACAGGGTTCATTGCTTCAGAAAATACATATTCTGGTCCTCCAACGGTTATAATAGCTCCACCATATCTTTCTTTACCACCACCCCATCCACTATTAGACGATGAAAGAATATATAAAGATTCTCTATTCATAGAAGAAGTAGTTTCACCCTCATATGAAGGATATGAACCACTTACAATTACAGTATCAAATAAACTGGCTGAACCTTCATAAGATGGATGTAATCCAGTTAGTGCAGGTAAACGTTGTGGTATTGACGCAGACATTGGAAGTGTTTCCGCGGATGCTGATTGTACATGCATACTAACATCACCTCGAACCAACAAATCTTCAAAAGTAGGTTGTTTTCCTACAACTTCCTTTTTCCTTTCAAGAATATTTGGTTCAATCAACAATCCAACAGCTGCTCGTGCACGGGCCGGTACAAATCTTCTTAATTGGTCAAAAATAGAACTATCGTAATACCTAATTAATCTTATATAATCCCAAAAATTGTTAGGTGAAAGATATTTTTGCCAATAAGTATTAGCTACATCTTCAAGTTGTCTATATCTGTATTTATATTTATCTCTCGGATCACCTATGTACTGGTCAAAATCTAAATTTGCTACTGAACGGATTATATCTTCATTAATTACATCAGTCGGAGAAAAATATATTCCTAATTTATTAGAATCGAGAGTGGCTAAATCAAATGCACTAAGTTCAACTCTTTTATCAACAGACAAACCACCAAATGATAATTTACTATTTTCCAATCTAATTTTATTTGCAACTTGTCTATTTGGACCTATATTTGGAATTAACATTTGTTCTTCATCTACAACAGAACTAAAATGTGGTCTGTTACCTGATGTATATCCAACGGCAGTTCCTGCTTGAATATAAGATTGGTCTGCACTTGTATCTCGAATTGAAGTTGAACTATCAAGATTTTTATTATCATCAAACGAATATCGTAATACTAAATCTGTCCATGAAGCTGATGCATGATTCCCAGAAAATGATTTAGGGGCTTTTACATGATTATCAAATGAACCCGAATTTAATGCTGTATTCCAATAACGAAACTCCATCATCGAACCACTTAATTGATTACCAAAATCATCACTTGATTTACCACCAATATATGCAGTTTCATCTCCCACAAATGAACTATTCCACGATGAACTGTCAGCTCCATTAATAGTCATGGTTTCATCTGACTCTAAGTAAATCTTACTTCTACCTTCATCATACTTTTTCACCATCAATCTATATTTTACTCTCTGTGATGTAGTATCTGCAGTTAATTGTGCCCCACTTGAAGATACACGAGTCAACATTACAGAATAAAATTCTCCATCATAAATTGGTAATGAAGTAGATTCTAATTCCGCACTACTTCCTGCGGATGCATTTAATACAAACGAAACCGACCCATAATTATCTGATGAACCATTATCTTTTAATCTTATAGCAAAACCATGAGTTGTTCCTGCCTGAAATAAAGTTTGATTAGAACCACTCGCTGCTTTAAATCTAAATTCTATTGTATCTGGTTTTCTTCCACTATTGGTATCATTTACCCATGTTGTCTGAATGTATTGACCAGCTTTAAAATCTACCGCCTTAGTAAAATTTCTATCTATAAAATATGATGGTTTTGTATCTGGATCTGGGTCAGGACCTCCATATTCTTTAACTCTTAAAATACTTGATGGAATACCATAACAATTTATCAATCCTTTAAATGAACGAATAGTTCCACGTGTTTTGAGAAAAAATGGCATATTGTTTATCATTCTTTTCCATATTTCTCTTGATATATCTCTCTCTGGGGTTGAAGAATATTCTGTAAAAGTATTTGCATCTGAACCTGTGGCCTCTTGTCCAATTAAGTATCTTGGTAAATCTACTAAATCATTTCCATCGTTCAAATAAAATCCAAGAGAAGTTCCTACCGCATAAATTAAATCTCTTGATAAACCTTCAGTTAATTTTTGTCGTCTATCATAAATCTGGGGGATTTCATTTATATATGACCAAATATTATCAAAATGTTCACCAGTCATATTAATAAAAGTATGAAATGGTGCATTTGCACTTTCATTTAATATATGGTCGGGAATGTTACGTAACAATCTATTTCTATTGTTTCTATCATATAAAGATGCAGATACTATTTGGGCATCATACCAAGTTATTGCCTCTGATGCTGTAACTGGATATATAATATATGGGTCCAGTTGAGTACCAGTTCCTCCTGATTTTGGCCATGAATTATCATAAAAAACTCCAATAGAACTTGAAACATATGAAGAAGTTTTATAATACATATAATCTTCAAATGGAGTAAGTTCATTTTTAATCTTACGTACTTTCATAGACAAACTTGCTGTTTGTGCATATGTTAATGATCCAGAAATACCTAATAAATTATTACTCTGACTTGTATATAATTCTATCTTCTGTAATTTAGTTTTAAAGTTTTTTAACCTATCTTCAACAGAACTAAAATGTATAAAATTATCCCAATTAGAATAATCAATACCAGTAAGTTCTATGCTTTCCATAAAACTACCACTTACAATTTCATTTTCTATCGCTTCTCTTATATTTTTATCACTTGAAACTAAATCACTATACGATTTGAATTTTGTATCCCGTTCAATATAATAACTATCTGCTTGATTCCCTGTATCCCAACTTGGATTTCTTAAAACTACAGCGTCTATATCTTCTTCTACAAAATCTACTAACTGTACTGTTTCTGTATAAGATGGGGACAACTCCTTAACAACATAAGTTAAATTACCTTCTTCAATTCCATCAGGTAATGGTTCATATAACTTATAAACTACTGAATGTGGATACTCAATATATTTTTCTCTATCCTTTTTAAAATTAACAATAAGATTTGATTGATTATCGTCAAACAATAAATAAGTGTATAAATCTTTCTCATTTTGATAATTAATTTTCCATTGTGGATAAAGGTTTTCATATTCAGCTACATTATTAATTTTCCTTGACATTGACAACCAGCTTTCATCAAGGACAATTTCTGTATCATTTATAACATCAATTATATTTCCAACATAAGATTGATAAATCGGAAGTTGTTCATCATCCCCAGTTATATATTGAGATTCAACATCTCCAAAATTAATCCATGCTCCAGGTGGGTCTTTATATACCCAAAGATTTCCATCTTCATCAATTATTTGTTGTCCTATAAAATCTGGAGGATTTGGTAATCCGTTTTCATCAAATCCATCTAAACCAATATTTGCAGAACGATTTGAATTTCTTGCTCCTTCTATATCGAATCCGAGATTTGCATAATTTTCAACATCAGATAAACTGGCATCCCAATCACCACCACCACCATCTCGATTTTTCTTTAACATCAAAACAATACCACCTATTGCAGCAGCTACCAATGCTCCAAGTGCTAATGCTGGTAATAATCCTTTAAGTTTATCCCATAAACTTGGTCCATCTGAGGCCGTGGAAGTTGCTGCAGGACTTTCTGGAGTAGGTTGTCCACTCCCACCACCTGCACCACCAGGTTCTACATCAACACCTTCACCACAAGCTCCCATTCGTGGTATCATTGTGTTTTCATTACCGCCCCAATATATTATTCGATTTTTCATTAAAAGTCTATCGAAAAGGTTACGTTTCTGTATACAATGTTCGCCGGCATAGTAATTTCTAATGATTCACTATCTCCATCATTATCATCCCACGCCTGAACAGCATAATCAGCATCAAATCCGCGGTCGATTGTATCAGGCCAAGCATATAAAGTATGAGTTGATCCTTCTACTGCTTCTATTGTTACAGTAGTATCTGCGGCTGCATAATAATTACTATCTATCGATACCTTTCCATTCGCGGTTTCACCCCCACTTGAACCTGCAGTAACCGATAAGGTATATGTTGGAACTGCTGTAAAATTGGCCTGGATAGTTGCATGTTGGTTAGCCAGTACTGTTGTAGTTGAATCAGTCACATCAGTAACAACTCCACTTGTATCCATCCAACCTGAAAACTCATAATTAGTACCTGGATTTGCAGTAATATCAACTACTGTTTGGTCTGGATAAGTACCACCACCCGTAACACTTCCTCCTGGTCCCGCTTCAACTGTTATATCATATTGATTTGGTGATCCCTCAGATTGAAAATGTGCTGTTATAATAGAATCGGCTCTAACTACAGCTGATGTTGATGAACTATTTGTATTAGAAATTTCACTATCTCCACTCGAATCTGTCCAATTTACAAATACCATACCTTCACTTGCCTGTGCTGTAATATAAATTGTACTATTCTCTTCAAAAGTACCTCCAGTAGTACTATTACCTTGACCAGTTACAGATCCTCCCGTTCCTGCTTCAACTGTTATATTATAAAATGGGGTTGTAGATGTTCCTGCCAAATCATCTTGTGTAAAATTGGGACCTACAGGAATTGCATTTATAACAGGATCATCAAGATATTTAATATGTGGTGTTATATCAAATGGAGTTAGTTCAAAATCCGTTCCCAAATCATTAAGTTTTGTTGGATGAGTATTTATACCTTGTGATTCCAAGTACTCTACACATTCAGAAAAACCAGAACCAAATGTTCTTTTCTTACCTTCTTGTATTAGATAATAAGGTCCTGATGGGCTATTTTGTCCTGTCGTCCATTTACGTACTACACTTCCATCTGGTATGTATTCTAATGATGTATCATCAGCACCTTGTTCTCCGACTATCAAGGGTCCATATGTTACTGTATCAGTAAAATTGGGTGTATTTAATATTAAAGACACTTCCATACCACCTGCTATAGAGTATGTATGCGTAATTTCGGGACCACCAAACTCTTGATGACCACATCCAAAATCCCAATAATAAGAAAGTTGTTCGGGTCCTATATTTCCTTCACTTGTTTTCGCTGAAAACATTACTGCAACATCTATGGTTGCATTTAAATTTGGATATTGAGTTTCAACTGTTATTTCTGGAATGGGGTCCTCTAATGACCAATTTGAATTTTCCGAAGTGGGTGAACTTAACTCATGGTCTATAACAAAAGCATTTTCAACTTCGAGAGTTCCACCTACATATTTTTTTTCAAATCCAGGATCACCATTTGCTTTTACATCAAATTTAAAACCAGAATCATCTACTCCATTAAATTTACCAATACCATTCAATCCACCCCCTGATAAAATATCTCCAAATCCCTTTACTGGATTATATTCTCCATTAATATTTGATAACTCATTAAACTCTTTCTTATATTTCATTAAATTTATTGCCTGAGTAGCAAGTCTTACTTCCATTCTATCTGCTGATATTTCATCAATGAAAAATTTATATTCTTTTACATCAAGTTCACTTGGTGGGCTTCCATCTGTAGGGGGATTTTCTCCTTCAAATACTTTACCTTCATCATCTACATAAAAAGCTCCCATTGGTAAACCAGTAAGTTGTGGATTACCACTATGTACTACTCCTGATTCATCACCCACAGTTTTAGTTAAAACAATTTCATCTGATCCCGCTAATCTCCTATAAAAGAAATACTTAACTTTAAAATTACCACGAGAAAAACCTATTTTTCTTAAATCATTGCCTGGTTTTAAATTTATATTATCGCCATCATTCTCAAAATCTTCACTGATACCAGATTTAAGATATGTATCATTCATATCATATACAGTAAACTTTATGAAATCTTCTATACTATTTCCAAAAGTAGGAAAAAGATGGCCGGACTCTCCTAAAATTCCCATTCCTTCTTTTTTTAGAAGTTTAAAATCTTTATCACTTAATCTGGTTCGTTGTCGTGACATTTTATGTAAATTCCTTAAATTCCCTATCTAAAACTTGATTCCATAAATCACCTTTATGATATAATGGAGATTTTTTATCAACTGTTATGTATTGGTCGGGTCTTTCATAATTTAATCCTGTATCTGGATCCTCGAAAGCTAAAAATATGCCCCCTTCATTTCTTAGTGGAATAGTTTTTTTTATTGGTAATATTCCTTTAATGCCGTATTTAGGATCAACTATTTCTGTAGTACCTCTAAATGTTTCGGCTTGTTCGAGTTTTTTTTGATAATCTGCTCTATCTTGTTCGTGTAATCTTTGCCAAAACTCATTTTTCTTTAATTCTTCTTTAGTATATGGCATTTTTTATCTCACTACTTTAAACGAATGTTTCTCATCAAAAAATTGGACAGTTTCATCGGCAGTTCCACTACCACTTACAATTTTATATTCTATTCTATAAAATCTTTCAGCCTGTAATCCATTCATCCACAAATTAAAATAATTTCCTGTGGAATCACAACTTACTACTGAACCACTTCCAAATGGAACTATAACATCTTCGGTATAAGCATCCTTGATTTGATAATATGTACTTCCACTTGGTAAATATTTTACAGTATTATACCCAGTAGAATATTGAGTAGATGAATATGTTCTTTCTGGAAACATTTCTCTACCAATAACTCTAAATTTCATTTTTGAATTTTCTTTATATTTTGATCGTAATCCTCTCATATAAAGAGTCATTTCTTCTAAATTTGCTGGTGTAAGTGGTGATAAACTTCCAGTTGCCCAAGTAGAATCATCCCAAACTACTTCTAACTTTGGTGGATAAATTGTATGGGTTTCTCGTGAAAAGAAACTAAAATTTCCATATTCTGTAGTATTTCCTTCTTCAAGATTTGAATCTGTATTTCCAATACTACCACTCCTCTTTAACATAAATCCTTCATTTGGAACTGTACTATGTAACCATTTCCAAGTAATATCTGTAACATCCATTCTTAAATCGGCTGGTTCATTTGTAAAAGATTGAGAGGCTTTATATCCACTTCCACTATACCAAGTTCCACCTGATCCAGAAATAGTATGCCATTGAGTTCTTGTATTTTCATTGTCTCTCCATCTCCAACTAGCACCATCCGCTCTTATCGGAAAAAGATTATATCTTCCAGAACCATTATCCCATGATTGTTTAACAGGATAAGCATATAAATTTTGGTCTTTATTTAATCCAGTCGAATTTGCATCATATAAATTTAAATAAAATTTTGTTAATGAACCAGATGTAATTAATCCTGATGATACTGATTGAGAAATATAAGCCAAATCAAATTTGATAAGTGCCCGTGAAGTATAAATAGTAAGTCCATCTGAACTCATGTCTTTTCTTATTTCAAGAATCTCATCAAGTCCAGTATTCATACTATGACTTATCTCATATAAAGTTGTATCTTTGGTTGGAAATTCAAAATAATGCATTTACTTTCTCCTTTAAAAAATCATACCCACAGAATCACCAACTGCTCTTCCTTCTATATCTGCATCAGGAAATTTTAATTCAAATATAGATGGATCCAAAGAAGGATATACTATACCATCTTTCGTTGAATAATTTATATCGTATACATTCCCAGAATAACCATCGGCAGTTTGCCATTTATTAGTAATTAATATAGGATGTTTTTGTGGATTATCAGCTGCTGGTGGAACAATAGCTCCTACTCCATCGACATTTGAAATAGCTGAGGCCAGTTCTGCAATAACAATTGGTTGATTAATTTGCCACCTATCTACATTAAAAAATTCTTTAATTTTTTGAATACACCTTAAAGTTATCTCACTTTTATTAAACCCCCTCCTTGCTATAAAAGTAAATTTAATTCCAATATTAATAATCCATGCATTTTTAATATTAATTGCATCAGTTACTAATCTATATTGACTAAGATATGTTTTAAGATTTTCTTTAACTGCCACGTTAAGTTGGGTAAGTTTTTTATTTTCATCATATCCAAGTGTATATAAATTTAACGCCATTGGATTTGGAAGTATTTTAATAGATGTTTGTATATCTTTCGTTTTTAATTGATCTAAACTTCTTTCATCAATAAAAACATTTGAACCATCTGAAGTTTCTTTTTGCATACTTGGAATATTTAATTGTTCATCTTGAACAATATAAGCCTTTGCCACTGCTCCATATTTCTGTCCCATCGCATAAGTTCTTGTAATATAATCCTCTTTTGTTACCGTTCTACCTTGTGCTTGGAAGAATGCTAAAGCATTATTTTTAATTTCTATCGCGGATTCGGCTGATTTTCCTCCCGTTGCTGGATATGGATTAGTTATTGCTACCGAATTTTGGGTTGAAGTAACTAAATCTGCATCAAGACCTGTAGTTTCTTGTGTAAACCCAATATCACTTAAACTTGTTATTGTACTTGCAGGTACATTATCACCTATCCCACCACCATATACATATTTAATAGTAAGAGTTGTATTTGCTGGTGCCTGACCATATGCCTCTGTTTTCAAAAAGTTCGCTGGATCAAAATATGTATCAAGTTTACTTGGACTTCCTGGTAACGAAGAACCAACTGATTTTGGATTTGGAATTATTTCTTCATCTGGACTATCTGATATACCAGCACCAAATCTTAACTCTGTTTTACCACCATGAGTAATATAAGTAACAAATCGTCTTGGTGTCTTTTTTAATTTTAACAAATATGGAACTGTATCATTATATTGAACCAAACTTGGATCGTTTGCGGATGTATTTTCCGTATCTATAAATGTAGTATCCTGTGCCAAATATGGTACTTCATACCACGTATTATTATCGCTATCTGTTATTGAAATTATTTCTATAACATTTGATTCTGCTAATTTTATTCGTGGATATGATTCTGCTGACCCAAAAGTAAAAGTCTCTGATTTTATAGTTCCACTTGATACTCTAACACTTTTCTTTAATAAATAAAATGATGGAACTTTAGTTGTTTGGTTTATCTCATATACATCAATAGTTAAGGGATCAAACGAACTTGAAAATTTAAAATTACAATCTTCTAACGTTCTAAACACCGTACCATTATTTGCGGTAATTTGTGCTCCCTCATTAACAGTTAAAGCGTAACTCATATCTGGTTTAACTGTAGTACCCGTTCCTGTTGCTGGGACTGTTTGGAAAATATCAACATTTGCAAAAGATGGACGAGTTACTTTTGGTTTATATCCATATACTTGGGCCATTTCATAAATAGTTTTTGTATCTTCCGCATAAGCTAATAACATTTCTTTAAATTGAGAATCTACATAATAAGATAAAACATCACCAACATAGGATGCCATTTCGATAAACATCATTCCTGGAGATGCTTCATTAAAATCATTATATGTATTTGGATAATAAGTTTTTGCAAACTCTATCAAACCTTCTCTAAAAGCACCAAAATCTTTATTTAAATATCTAACATCTTTTTGGACTCTTGCCATTTTATTTCTCCACTAAATTATTCACCAGTAAGGAAACTCAGAGTTATAGTTTCATGAACTTCTGGATTTATTGCGAGACTAAATTCAAGTTCAATATTTAACTGATTAACTTCTACTTCATCTGGTTCTACATTCAGTTTATTAATTGCTACATGGGGCAACCACTCTGCCATCGTCTCTGATATTTTTTCTTCAACTTGAGTAATAAGTTCATCACTCATTGGTTCAAACAAAGTTAAAAATATATCTGCACCAAAGGTAGGTTGTCCCACTCTTTCACCCTTATTTGTTAAAAGTAAATTTCTAATATTACTTCCTGTTTGAGAAAGTGTAGTTGATGTACCAGGAAAAAATCCATTTACATCATCATGTTGCATAGGTAATCCTAAACCAATTGTTACATCTGGATCTAAATCTAATTCTAATGCACTTCGTGCTCGGGCCATTTATTTACTCCATTATGGACGAAAACTGTTTCCGCCACCTTTTTTCTGGTCAATTGCCTTCATAACTGCTGAATAATCTCTTGTTAATGCATCTTGTACATGGTCAGGAACTTGGTTAACATTCACTCTTGCATTTTTAATAGTTTGAACTGCTCCAATATCTCGTTTCTTCTGTTTTACGGTTTCAGTAGTTGCTACTCCTGATGGTGAACCTGCTAAAACATCATTTATCTTACTCGAATCAAATACTTCATCACCTAAAGTTGGATAATCTTCGTATCCAACTTGTGGGCCTCCACCTTCACCTTGTGGAACTCCACCAACGGTTTCGTTTAGAATCTTATTAAGAGTATCGTTTGATGTATAATGAACCTCTTTTTTGGGTTTAGTTTTATACTGTTTTCTAATAGGTTCTTTGAACTCTTTTTCTGTTAATGGTTTTGAAACTAATTCGGTAAGTGAAGATGAGTTTTCTTCTTTAATAAATATCTCATTCATTTGTTTTTTCACTTCTTTACGAACTACTGTTTCAATTATTTTTATTAACTCTTGTTTCTTCATTTTAATAACTCCTATTCATTTATTTAATAAATATTTTAATTATTTTTTTTCAACCAGCTCTTACACTTGTTGTTGATGGATATTTTGTCAATTCTACTGCCAAAGTGGTATAAGGTTCACCATTTTCGAAAGCGGATGAACCTGGTAAGGTTTCAAGATAATATTTATCTAGATCCGTTCGGCCCCAAACGTACCCAAATAACCAATCATATAATCCCTGTGTAAAAGCTTCATAATATTTTCCACCAGATTTTCTTTTCCAATTTCTAACGAGGGCAGGTTCTTTTGCCATTGTAAAATCATACCTCCATTCCCATCCTTTTTCCATTTTCCTTCCTTGAAAATAGTAACGACCATCCTCATCCACATCTTCTCCATAAACAATATTTCTTCGAATCCAATAAGATGGATCAAATGGATCCTCACTAAATGGTTTTTGTACTTCAGTAGGAGCCTCATCTTCTCCGTAACCGTGATAGTCTGCTACAGATTTCCATGGACCAGGCTCATAAAGAATTCCACTCTGTATTAAACTTACTCCTTCCAAATAAGCTTCTATAGCCCCTTCTTCAAAATACCTTAGTCTCTCATAAGGAATCCCAGATTGTATTAAACCAAGTTCTTCCAAATATTGTTTAATTAATGGTTCTACACTACGTTTAGTAAATCTAAACCCATTTTGTCCAGAACGAAATAATAGAATAACATTCTCTATTCCTGCCTGTATCAAAATATCATCAAATGGTGCAACTTCAACTTTTATCCAGCCCGTCTTTCCTATTAAAAGTTTATCATCTGGATAAATTGCCATCTTTCGTTTTGGAGATATTTTTTCAATCCCTGTTTTAGTTTTATCTTTAAATTCAGGGTATTTCTTTATATTCCTTTGTATAAATACAGGCCCGGCAGCACCAAATATAGTTCCGAGTGGGATTACCTTAGTTCCTAACTCAGTATCTTCAGGAGAAATTTTTACTAAATTTGCACCTGCCCATTTCGCATTACCTTTTTCATCAAAAGAAGTTTTAATATGTGGTT